CATTTCATTGAATGTATTTCCTGCACTGTAGGTTTTCTTTGTTAGCACACCTTGAAATAGTTTTATCGATGAATACACCCAAAAATCATTTCCAGATACATTTCTATATCCTCTCCACAAGGTAACTGCTGTGTCAATGTTTGGCAAGTTAAATGGCGTAACACCTAATGCGCCCAAGTTTTGTGTGAAATCACCAGTTAAAACCATTCCAACTCTAATACTTGTACCCAATGTTTTTTCTGGGATATCGTCAATGCTTTTTATCATGTTGTTTGCTACAAATGTCAAGCCAGCAGTGTCTGCTCCTACTGTAGGAGTAACATCTATTGAACCTGTTGTGTAATAAACGCTGTCTGCACCAATGGTTATCTTAACCAGTGTTTCATAGATGGTAGCGTTATCATCAAGAAAGGCTTTTTGATTTACATCTAAAAAACGACTCATTCAAATACCTCTACAAACTCCAATGTAAAGATACTAAAACTGTTGTTTCTAACTTCATAAGACATGTCTGTTTTGTATCTTACCAATACATTTATAGCAAGATAGTTTATTTCATCAACACCAGTTGTGAGTGCTGTTCTCAATGGTGGCGAAAATGTAACAGTTCCGTTTGGACCACTGGTTATACTATCTGCTGTCACTTCATATATTTTGCCGTGGTTGTCAAACTGTATCATATCGCCTGCTTTGAAAACTGTTACATTTTGTGCGCTTGGAGCAGTATATGTTGCAGTTGTTGCACCTGCTGCTGGCGAGCTTGCAAGTGTTATTGTGCCTGATGCTTCACCGCTAACTTCATCTAATCCTGTTGGCAGTTTCACATAAAAACTTTGTAGTGCGCCTCTTGCTTCTGCAATATGTCCTGCAATCTGTCTTCGTTCAGTTGCATCTAAACTTGCAAAATCAAATACAAGTTCAAAATATTGTCCACTCACACTGTCTCTTGTTTCTCTGCCACTAAGTGTGCGATTTATTTGCACAGGCGTCACAGGAACTACTGTAAGACTTGCTGGTTCTATGCTTGGAAAGTTTGATGCTGGCATTATATTCTCCTACCCGAACTAGACACGGCATCTCTAACCACATCTGCTATCAATGTTTTTCTTTCAATCAACAGTTGATCAATGCCCTTTGCATCAACTGCTTGAATGTTGAAGTTTATGTTTACGCCTTGGCCACCGCCTAATACTCCAGCAGTGTCTCTTGCACTCATTACGTTTGCTGGACCACTAACAAGCTCAGCCCCTGCTTCTCCAACAATGCCTACTGTACCTGGCTTGATGTATCCACCATCTTCAAACAATCCACTAAAGAAGTTGCTAACACCTGACACAAGACCGCCAAAGAAGTCTCCAATGCCGCCAAACACGCTGCTACCAAATGATTTAATGCCACCCCATATATCACCTAAGAATCCACCAATGCCGCTGAGCCCATTGCCAATCCAACTAAACACGTTGCTGAATATGCCTTGTAGATTTAATCCCAGTCCGCTGAACAATGCTGTAACAACACCAAACAAACCGCCACCGCCACCAAGTGCTTGTAGTGCATATTGTACAAATCCTGCAATGCCGCCTGCTGCCTGTCCATTTTGACCAAATGTGTTGGTTGCAATAAAGTTGCCTGTTGCATCCATATAGCCCATTGTTTGCCCTGCAAAGTTGCCCATTTGATTTGCGCCGCCAGTTGCAAAGTTGTTGATGCCCATTAATCCGTTTGTTACCATGTTTGTCAAAGAGTTCATTGGATTAACTCCTAAGAACAGTTCAGCATATTGACTGTACTTTTCTAACTCGCTTCTTGACTTGCCGGTCCAATCTGATATTTTGTCAAAGATATCGTCATAAATGCCACTGAACTTGCTTTTGAATTCGTTCTGTGCGCTGACTTGCTCGTCGATCATATCTTGATATTCTTTGGTTATTTCTTGGTTGATTTCATAACGATACGCTCTGATAGCTCTTTGCACCTCAGCATCATTTTCTTTGCCTTGCTGTCTAGCACGTTGTACATATTCTTCTAACTCGTCTGTGAGCTGTTGTGATTTGATGGTGGTGTCTTCATAATGTCTTTGAATAGCACGTTCTGTATCACGAGTAAACTCTTCTGTTTGACGAGCCTGTTCTCTTTCTTGTTCAGCCAATCTTGTGCGAGTTGCTGTGGCTTCACGGCGTGCTTCTGTTGTTCTGGCTAATGCTGCAATCTGATCATCGGACAACTGTATAAAGTTGAGTGCCGCAGCTTCATTGATACTATCGAGTTCTAATATTTGACGTATTTGTTCTTCTGTCAATGCAGCGATTTCATCACCGGCTTCTTTTCTCAATCTTTGCTCTTCATCAATAAGACGCATCAAGTCTTCTTTCTTGTCTTCGCCTAATCCCATTGCATATGTTTCGTTTTCATATGCTTTGATGCTGTCATTAACTGCGTTAGTGCCTCTTTCGATAGCTGCTCTTAGATTGGCCGCTGCTCTTTCAGCAGCTCTTGCTTCTCGTTCATTTTCAGCAAGTGCATCTGTGTTGTCATCTAATGCGTTACTGTTTTCACCAGCAGCGTCTGTTAAATCATCTTTTGTATCACTAAGGTCATCTGTGCCATCGGCATTTTTATCCATAACCTTGGTGTTTTCGTCTGTACTGCTTGAAACCTCGCCAATGCGTCTATCCAAGTCTTCTATTTTGCCTGAAAAATCAACAACTGTAATACGATTGTCTTCAAGCTGTTCATTGCCACGCTTAAGTTCATCTGTGCCATCAGCATTTTCACCCATAACTTTGGTGTTTTCGTCTGTACTGCTTGAAACCTCGCCAATGCGTCTATCCAAGTCTTCTATTTTGCCTGAAAAATCAACAACTGTAATACGATTGTCTTCAAGCTGTTCATTGCCACGCTTGAGTTCATCCCTAAATGCTTCAAATGCGTTGAATGGATCCTTTGCAGCGGCAACCAATGCACTCATAACATTTGCAGCTCTTTTGCCCATGTCTAAGAATGCGTTTGGCACTCCGTTTATAACAATATCTAAAAACTCATAAAACCATTTTTCTAATGTTAAGCCTGAAACAACAATGGCATCAAGTGCTTTTGTAGCAATAGCTTTCAAGTTGTCCCATTGTGTATAAAGCAACACAATCGTACCACTGATTGCTAAAAGAGCAAGTCCTATTGGGTTTGTGGCCATGGTAAGATTGAGTGCTACAATGCCTCTGGCTAATGTAGCAATGCCTGTAACAATATTTGCTATTTTGCTTACTGCCAATACTGCAAAGAAAGCGCCAGCTGCAACTACTATTTTGTCAAAGTTTTCAATAACATAAAGCATTCCTTCACCAACTAATCTACCAAAACTTGCAATCAACTCTTCATTTTTTGAAATAAAGTTTGTAATAATAGTTGTACCTTCAACCAATGCTGGTTTTAGTCCTTCACCAAATACACCAATAGCATTATCAACTGCAATACCAAAGTTGCTCATTGCTGTTGAAAGGTTGTCTAATCTATCTTGTGTTGCTCCACCAAACTCTTGATTTAAACCTCTAATCAACGCTTCAGTTATTTCTCTTGCGCCTTCGCTGGTTTTACCAAACTCTGAAACTTCTAAACGTGTTATGCCTATTTGATCTTCTAGTATTTTAAATACCGGAATACCTCTATCGGCAAGTCTATTGAGTTCCTCTAAACCCAAACCGCCTGATGTAGTTCTTGCAAACAAGTCTGTGATAGCAGTTAATGATCCTATTTGATCTGTTGTAACTGCTGCTGTATCTGTAAATGTGGTCAACAACTCTGCTGTTGGTTCGATGCCTGCTGCTTTTAACTTGATGAATGTTTCTGTTAATGTTTCAACACCAAACTGTGATTTGGTAGCAAAGTCTTGAATAAACTTGAATGCATCACTGCCGTTTTCAATGCTTCCTGTAACAGTATTCAAACTGTCTCTTAGATCTTCAAATCTTGCTGTAACATCAATAATCTTTTTAACTGCAAAACTAGTAGCTATCGCAGCACCAATAGCTACTATTCTTTTTTGCATACCGTCGAGATTGGAATGTGTATTTTTGGCACTTCTGTTTAGGTTGTCAATGTTGCCCGAGACAGAAGATATTCCACCTCGAGTTTGGTCAACCAGTTTGATGATAATATTAGCGTCGGCCATTTTTTCTTTTCCTTTGTGCTTTCTCTCGTTCCTTGCTTTCTAGGTTGTAATGTGCAACCCATATGCTAAACTCGAGAGTGGACATTTCCATAATCTCTTCTAATGTGCGACCCAAATCCTTGCAAAGCCTAAGCATGAACAATAGATCGGGATCGCTTTTTAGTTTTTTTCAAGTTCCTCAACTTTGGGTAGCGCACCGCCGTTTATTTGTTCTGCGATACGCAACACCACATTTGGATCAACTTCATTTAATAGTGCAGTCTTGTCATGCTTGGAAAACATTAACTTTCCATCTTCATGACGTGCTTTGTTTACAATCGTCACAACCATTGCTTCAACTGTTTTGTTTTGTCTTGCCAGTTCAATCACTTGACTTTCTTGTGCCAAAGTGGTCACTGGTCTGTAGTATATTGTTGTTTCCCATTCAGGAACTTCAAAACTATTCATTTCTTTGATTCTGTTTTGGTAATGTTTTGTAGCATTTCCTAAAACATTGATATTTTTATTTTGTTCGCTCATGATCAATATTTCCTTTTGTTGCTTTTATCGATTGTAGTTGTTAGGGCTTGTTTTACAAACCCTTTGGGTGCTTGACGTGAATAGCCTGTTTCGAGTTTGCCAATATAGTTGACATCATTTCTGATCTCATTGGTTCTCTTTTGCCATCCACGTCTTGCTTTACCTGTAAGAATAGGTGTTCTAGGTACCACTGCTGATTTGTAGTCAGACTTGAGTGCATCTTTTTCTTTAGATACAATGTCTGACAACCAGCTTTTAATGTTGGTACCTGTTATTTGAACACCTATTGCCATTTTACACCTTAGATACTTGCAGTTGTGATTGCGCCAGTTCCTTGGAACGACACACTTGCTTCTGTCAAGCCATCGTAACTTGCAGTTACACTGTAACCTGTGATGATTACATCGCCTGCAAACTTTGTTGCGTCAACAGTTGAATCACTGTAGAATTCTACACTTACTGTATCATCTGTATCTGGATTCAATGCTGTAGATACGATTGCATCTTCACTGTCGTCATATACAACGTCCATTGAACCTGAATATGATTGTAGTCCTTTTTTGTAGGTTCTTACACCTGCACTTGACATGCTGGTGTTTTCCACCGTATCACGTGTGATATCCATACTCCATCCACGTACACTTGCAATAGCTGTTAATGCGTCCGACCCTGATTTAACTTTAACGGTGCCGGCACTTCCTTCATATGATGCCATGATTATTCTCCTTCTTCATTTGCGATCATTGATTCTTCCGAATCTGCCCAATCTTCACCGGAATCGATGTCCCAGTCCTCGCCTTGATCAGCGACGGGCTTTACTTCAGCAGCAGCTTCGATTTTTGCTGCTGGTTTTGTCTTTTTTGATTTTGCGATTGTCCAACCGCGATCAAGAAAGTTCTGTAGGTATCTCTCTTTTACACTTTGAGTTTCACCATTTTTTTCAATATCTATTTTCATTATTCTACTCCTTTGCGATATCTATATCTCACTTGCACAGTGATTATTACCTCTGCTAATGGAGGAAGTCTGTCTACCACTTCAACGGTTGCCACCATTGTTGTCACGCCTGGATTGTTTGTGCCCCTGCGTCTATCTGTTTCTAAACCTTCAGAGATTGCTTCAATCAAATCATTTTTTTGACGATCTATTTCTGCTGCTCCACGTACAAAACATCTGAGTGTGTATTCTATTGTGCCACTGCGGAAACTCATATCAAAGTCATCACGCTCTTCGTTGCCACTGTTCACCATAACTGCTGGAAACTGTGTAATCGCCAGCTTCTCTACATCAAACGGTTCTCTTGTTACAAGTACCGGTCTTGGATCTGTTATTTCTTTGATGGTTTTTACGATATTGTCTGCAATATCATTTCTTAGACTCACCTGTTATCTCCTCAAACGGCCAAAGTAGTTGGACTCTTTTTCAAAGTCTGAGTATTCGCCATCATCATTAATATCATAATGAATACCATCTTTGATACAATCGTCTATTTCTTCTCTCCATAGGTTTCTATAGTGTTCCATTTGCATTTGAAACACATCCATTTCTGGTTCAAACTTGCTTAGTCTTGGAAAGATATAATAGGCTAGAGTTCTGTACACATGAGCACGTTTTAGCTGATCAGCGTCCAGTTTATCTTCATCCATTTCTACATTGGTGCCGATGACAGTGATGTCAAACTTACCTAGTTGTTGGGTTGGAAACCATTCGATGCGTAGATGTCTTAATACATCTTGTCTGCCTTTTTCCAAGGCGTCATCCCACTCGAATATTCCGAAATCTTGTATATTGGGCTCGTATTCTAATACGTCCGCTATTGTTGCAATCGTTAAAGCCATTAGGGCCTCCTCTAGTCCTACTATAGGGTGACAAAGTCCTTCTCTGTCAAACTATTTAGTTGATAAAGAAAAAGGGCCCCCTAAAGAGCCCTTTTTTTATAGTTTTATGATTTAGTCTATGGTTGCATCAGTGATGATTTGTACACCGTGTAGGTCTTGTAGTTCACCTACGGCGTATGTCATACTTGCAACTATTTCGGTCGCACGTAACGAAGCATCGCGCTGCGTTTCGATTGTTAAATCTTTTTTCAGTGCAAACGCCAATGCGTCTGAGTGCATAACTGCACCAACAAATGCACCTGCTGAGTCACCAGTTACAACTGCTGATTCATAGATGTCAACACCAGCGAGCGATCCGATGAAGCCTGCGTCTAACACACGGTTGCCCAAGTCACTTAGGTTGTGGCTCATTGCGGCTGCGCCTGCGTTTGTCAACTGCTTTTTCAAGTTGTATGTTTGATTTGGGTGGAATACACCTACATAGTTTCCAACTACTGAGTTTGAACGTAGATTTGCAACTGCTTGGAAGATCAAATCAGCTGTTAGTTCTGGCTGTGTTGCTGCACCGATTGTTGTAGAGAAGCCTGAAAATAGTGCCGAAATATCAGTGTCTACTTTGCGGGCTAAACTTTCACCCAACACACGACCAATGCTTGCTGCTGTGTCGTCCATTGCACTGTCACGTGCTGTGTCAGTTAGTGTTGCCATGATTGCAACTTCATCAGCGTCAAATAGTTTTTCTACTGCTGTGATAGTTGTTGCTGTTGAAACGTCTGTGTTTTCACCAGTTGTCCAGCCACTCGAAATAGCAGGATAGATACCTACTTTTGCTTGCTTGCCTGGTTGACCTACTAGGTTGAAGTTGCGAACTAGTGGGCGCATAAATGCTTGCTCTTGCATTGTGAAGAGGGCAGTTTGTTGAATGTCGCTAAACAGTGCGTCCAGCGTGGTTGATGTTGTATTGGCCATTGATATTCTCCTTTAAATCTTAATGCCTTTGTTTTTCATATATTCCCTGTAAATCTTGCGATCTTCAGGGTTATTCATATTAAGTTGATTTGGATCAATGTTCCCCATGCCTTTTCGACTTCCACTTTCCGATGTTGCATTGCCTGTACCAGATCCTGCTGGACCTGAGCTAACAAAGTGTGGGTTGTCTCGTAAAAAACTTCCAACTAAATCATTAACTGTCATTGGCATACCGTCATCGGTGTATCTGACATTTCCATTGCTATCTGTAACTTCAGCTTCACCGGTTTCACCCAGTCTCACTTGATTACGCAATAACGCTGAAACCTGTTGTGCATTGATGGCTCTATTGCCACTTGCAGCACTCAGTAGGCTACCGTCAACTTTGATTTCTGTGAGCTGGCGTTGCAGTTCGTTGTACTGTTGATCTTTTTTTGCAACTGTTTCTTTTAAAATAGCTTCAAACTCGCCACGCTGCTTTTGTGCCTCTAAGCGATCTGCTTCTTCTTTTTCAGTCAGTTGACGATAACGATCAACGTCTACATCACCATATTTTTTATCCAATCGCTTGCGTTCACGATCCAATCTCTCACGTACAATCTTGTCAACGTCATCTTGGGAAAACGTCTTGTCCGTCGTCTCTGCCTGGGTTGGTTCTGAAACTGATGTTTCAAAGGGCTCGCCAGTTGCCCCTGTTTCTTGTTCTTGTTCGCTCATTATATCCTCCTGTTAATGGTCGAAGTCACCGAAATCCTCTTACGAGTTATTCGCAAAGTTATTTATGCGTTTAAACGCAAGACGGGGTTATTTCCCGCCTCTACGCTTGGTTTTGCGTTTTTTCTTCTTCATTGCCATTGTGGTGCCCTCCCCTTATCTTACATGTTCATCAACATCACTACTACAACTGACAAAATACTTGCGCACACTGTGCCAGCTGCACCAACGATTACTTTGGTGATATGATTTTGACTTGAGGTCATTTGTTCTTTGATGTCGTCAAGTTTTATTTCAACTTTTTCAAGGCGCTTTTCCAAGTTTGCGTAACTTTGCTCTACCAGTGCCATTCTAGTTTCCCATTCCATTTTATATCAACCCCAAGTCTTTTCTTTCTTGCGTTATTTCGTTTCTACGCTGTTTGGTTAGCTTGTGTAAATCTAATAGCGCATTTCTTGCTCTAATACTTGCCTCAAAGTTTGCCTTTTTGTTCCACTTTTCTATTTCAGTGATGTATATTTTAAATCGATCTATAATCTCGTGATGTATTTCAGAGTCTTCTAGAATAAAAAGAAACTCTCTTTCCATTTCATCATATTCTGGAATCTTTATTATCATTCAACATCGCCTACGATTGGTTGAAAACCTTGTGTGCCAAATACTTGTTCTAGTTCAGGATGCAGTGCCAACATTTCTTCGTCAGTGTATCCAGCTTGTACCATTTCTCTAAGATGTGTTACCAAATCAGGTGCATTTGTTACAGGCATGTGTGTCACAGCATCTTTTTGTGGCATTGATTGTATTTCTTCATATCTATCTTCACTGACAATCAATCTCAACATGTTGTCTTCGATTTCTTTGTTTAGGACAGGATTTTTAACACCAGCATCTTTTGCTGTTTTCAACATAACCATATCATTGTACTTGTCTTGAATATTGAAACTGTCTGGATACTCTACCTCGCCATTCCAAACTGTTCCTTGCCATGCTGCATAGATTCTCCAAATCTGTTCTTCAGCATGTTCCAAGTTGTCTGCTTTTTCAGCCAATCTTGCATTTAGTAGTTGGAACTCTGTTGCAAGTGCCACGCCCGATAGCCTGCGACTTTCAATGCTGCGTATGCCACCCATGTGGCTCATACGATCAATGGCTTCAATCTTTTGGTTGATTGAGTTCAACAAACTGTCGATGCTGGCTGCACTTGGTTGCAGTAGATACGGACGCAGATTTTCTGGTGTATCTTCTGGAACATCAATAATAGCACCAGCACCGGCATGAGCCCTCACGCCCGGTGTCTTTACTAAACTTGGATGATTTGAAATGCGTTCTAGTTGTTCTAGTTCACTCATTTCGTTGTAGATGCTGCGTTGCATTCTTGCAATATCGCCGCAATCACTAATACCAATACCTCTTTCTTTGCTGCGTTGGCTGTACACACAAACCGCTGGAATCATTCCAAGCTGGTTTGGCATAACCTGATCAATCACTGCATCTTCGTCTCCTGAACCAATGCTCACCACACTGATTTCTGTTGGAGTGTAGATTCTAAACACATCTCTTCCGCTGTCACTGCCTTCAAATATTTTTAGATAGGTGAGATAGTACGCACCATTGCCAGCTCTTGCATATTGCCAATCTAGTACATTTTCAGGTGTAAAAATACTTACATATGGACGCAATCCTTGCTCAAGTTCTTCTGCTCTTGTTTGAACTTGTGTAGCAGGTTTGTCCAAAATACACCAGCATTGGCCATATATTGTAGCATAGGTTGAAATGTCACGCATCACAACATCAAAACTTCTACCATCCATGTCTGCATCTTCTAAAAAGTTTACCAAACCGAGATCGTTGCTGAGATTGCCAAACTCTCTTTTGGGTTCTTGGCGGAACAAGAAGCTGTTGAAAATACCAACAACTGCCTTCACGTGATTGTCTAATGCAGTATTTGCCAATCTTTGTTCATACTCTTCTCTACTTTCGTAGATGTAACTGGTTAAATATTCGCCTTCAAAGAAAGAATGACCACCTTCGTAGCTGTCCATTAAAAACTGATAATCTTTGATCCTTGCTTTCCATTCTGGATGCGCTTCTATTAGTTCTGTCTTTTTCATTTTTACCACCCTTTGGTTCTTGTTCCGAATGTCCAACGCTGTGGTTCGTCATTGTTGGTGTATTCTGTTTTGATTGGGAATAGGAAATCCACTCCGTAGTTTGCAGCATCAAACATGTGATCCAAACCGGAGTTTTTGTCTATTTGATTTGTGCCTTCGATGTAGCTCAATCTTCCTATACTGTCTATTAGTTTTTTGCATTTAGGAGTGATAAAAATCTTTCTTTCTCCTTTTGCATTTTTTAATCTTGCGTTGAGTGCATTCACTCTATCTTTAACTGGTGTGTGGCGTGGTCTCGCTTTTACGACAAAACCTGCATTTTGCAGGATACTAATGTCGCTTCGACCAGCTGATGCCGATTTTCTAGCACGGCCTGCAGGGTCAGGATAAATGATTATTTGACTACCTGGATATCTTTCTTTCAACTCTGCCGCCATCATATCTGTGTTACTATTCAGCATATATATCTCATCGTGGAAATGTATAATGTCGCCTCTGATATCAAAGATTGCTGCTGTTCCTGGTGATAAGTTGAAGTCCATGCCCACGTGTATAACATCTGTGTTTGGATTGTTTAGAGGTTTGATACATTCTTTGTAGTCAAAGTTGTAGGCTACCACGCCTCCAAACTGTGAGAAGCTGGCTTCATATTCAGCTTGAAATGTACGTTCATCCAAATCACGCCTTGCTGCTTCTATTTCATCAGCATCAACATTGCCACCTTCAATGGTTGTGTACTGAAAAGCATTCCAATCATCTTCTTGTAGTGCTGTTGTAAACAACTGATGGCTCCAACTACCATAACCTTTGGGTGTGCCTGTAAACAATGCTTTGCCTTTTTTATCACTCAGCGTGGGTCTCAAAACTTCTGTGAATGCTTCTCTTGGAATGTCTTGAAACTCGTCCATAATCAAAAAGTCCAAACCCACTCCACGCAAACTATCAAAGTTGTCTGCACCACGCAAACCAATGATGCTGCCATTTTTAAGGTATATTGTGAGTTCCGCTTCGTTTTTCTTTTTGATCCAACGTAGTTTGCTGAGTTTATCCAACAGTGGCAACCAGGTAAGTTGTTTTGCCATTCTATAACTTGGAGCAACCAGCCAGTTGACACTGCCAGGATTTTGAGCTGCATTTTTGCACAACTCCCTCATGCACAGGTGAGTCTTGCCGAATCTGCGTCCTGTTATTAGAACTTTGAAACGACTTGTGTCATCTGCTACTGTTTGTTGAGGGGCTGTTAATGGCACTTAATCATCCTTCCATGGTAGCGGTGTATCATCATCACCATCTGCCACAACTTCTTTTTGTCCAAGATATTGTTTGCCAAGCCAAACCAACATACGATCTGACCCTTCCATGGCTTTTTCCATTTGTTTTCTGCGCAAAGCTCTTTTGCCGGCACTTTGACCATGCTCAAGTTCTTTTGCAAAGTTTTTTCTGATGGTTTCCTCTGCGAGACCTGTCATAAACGACATTTCTCTGAGTGTACAGCCAATCCTTGCCAACTTCCAGATCTCTTCGCGATCTACGTCAACAACTCTGACTCTCCCCTTTTTCTTTTTGGGTGCTTCATCCATTGTGTAATCCTTACATTGATCGTGCTTTTACTTTAACACGAAAATATCTTCTATCTGTCAAACCACCAGTAGTGGTGATTGTGTTGTAGACCTTGTAAATGTTGCCTTGAGTTCCGCCTGAAAGAGTGATTGTTGTGGTTGTTGTGGTTGAGCCTGTGTCCGTTGATACCAAAGCATCAGTGTCGCCGGTGATGGTTTCTACACTCCAGTTTGAAGTTGAGATTTCATCACCGCCTGGTAGCCACTGACTCCATGAGATCAAATAGTCCAAGGCAGCCTCTGAATCTTTGTCGATTAGTGTGCCTTCGTTGTCTTTGTAAAATCCTGTTGTTGTAGCCATGATGCTTCCTTAAAAGTTTGTATCAAGTATTCTTGTTTCTTGATCTATTTCGTATTCACTTGATTCTGGTACAATGTTATTTATTCGGGATTCAGAATCAAGGGCGAAAATCGCCGTTTCTTTGAGTATTTCTATGTTTCTAGTTTCAGATTCAATGGTAAATCTACGATTTAATGGAACCGTAAACTTGTAACTGCCTATTCCAGTGAGTGTGAATACTGCACCAAATGCACTTGTAGCACTGCGTTTTCTTGTGCCTTCAATGCTGGTGCCAAATGCACTTTGTATTGTGCTTGCAAAACTTGTTATTCGATTTGCATCAACACTCAAACTTGAATCTACATCTAAGTCTGCAACTGCGGTGCGTTTTCTTGTTGCATTAGATACCTGTGTAAATGCTGCATTCAGTGTTGCAGCACCAGTACTGGTTATTCTACCACTTGCTGAAAGTGTAGCAACAATATCAAGATGTGCATCAGCTTTGTCATATGGATGACCTTGTGCTGTTAAGGAGAAAATACCAGTTGGTGAACTTGAACCACTTATTGTTCTTCGTCCACTGCCAGTCAATCCAAATGCTGAATCTATTGTACTTGAAGCAGTTCTTGTTCTTGTGCCTGCTCCAACAACCGAAAACGCTGAATCTATTGTACTTGAAACATTTCTTGTTCTTGTGCCTGTGCTGGTTTGAGTAAATGCACTGGATAGTGTTGCACTTGCAGGCACTTTAATAGTTGCATCTGCAGTTGTTGTAAATGCACTGGATAGCGTTGCACTGCCTGGCACCGTTACACTTGCATCTGCACTCACGCTGAATACACTTGATAGATTTGCAACGGCGGTGGATGTGGTTGTAGCAGTTGCAGTTAAACCAAACTGAGCATCCAATACAAGTGCATCAGGTTGCCAAACTATGGTTGGCCAATCATCCCAAGTGTAATCGCCTAAATCATCCCAAGTATAATCAGTACCTGATACTCTTATGATGTTGTTGGCAGTTGCTGATAAAGTAAATGCACTTGATATATCCACAGTCGTTGATGATTCTACTGACGCATCAGCAGTCAGTGTAAATGCAATAGTCTCCGCTGGGCGAATATAGTCATCTACAACATAATCATCATCTACATAAGGCAGGCCTACAGTACCAGAGTCAATGTATCTTACAACATAACCCTGATCTGCATAGCCTTCATCAAAATACAAACTATCAGACATAATCTACTTTTATTAAGCTAGACTGATGCTTAGATTGCCTGCTACGATGGTAAAAATATCTGCCTCATCTACTGCACGACTGGCCGACAAACTTCCGAAAAATAATGCATTTCCCGCACTGGACGCATCGCTGACAAATAGTCCTATAACTGTGCCCCATCCGCCAGCACCTGCTGCGTCAAACTCTACGTCTGCACTGTTTGATGCTGTGCCACCTGAAGCTGCACCAAATGTAACTGCTTTTCTTGTGTAGCCAGTTCCACTTACTTCTGTCCAACTTTGTGTTTCGCCATCGGTGATAGCTGTGTAAAGTCCAACATATAGTGCTGGTGGGCTTGTAAAATCTCTTGTT